CCACACTCCAGTCACGAGTTTATACGTGGCGGAAAGGTTTGGAGGCTAGGGCCCCCAAGGTCCTAGGTCTTCGTACCCGCGGGGGACAAAGACTGTTCTCTTCTTCCAGACAACGCGGTCGCGTACTGTGAAGCCATGAGAGCCGAGACTGGGAAGCTCAGAAAAGCTAAGAGCGAACTGTTCAAGTTCATCTCTCGGCAACTGAACGCCCAGGTTCGACCACTCGCGACGCAGTAAATGCGACACGACGGCGGCATCATAGTTCCAATACCCAAACCTTCGAGGTACGGGTACCGAAATGTTGATGTGAACGCCGTCCCATCCATTTTTCCTCACGGCGGCCCACGACGATTCAACGTCGTGCACTACCGTGGAGATTGTGGTGGGTCCTCGTTGTTGGAATCGCTTCGGTAACTGATAGACCAGAGCCTTCCAAACTTTCTTGAGACTCGGAGCACGAAGCTCCGGGGAACCCAAGCGAGTAGAAAGAACGGTAATCTGGTTAACCAGTGTAAGAGTACCTTGATCATCGAGAGGCTCCTTCCAGTAGATCGGAGTGACCGAGACGCCATTGAAGGCATCCTGACCACACGACTCACGGAAGTAGCCTGACGAGAATGACTTCTCAGTATTAACTTTGAAGCCACAAAACTCAAGGACCCTAACGATTGTTTCAAATGACTCTGTAGGGACCACGAGGTCGTCGCCATAAATAGCGACATCCTCGTTTACTGAACTACAAAGGGCCCAAAATAGCAAACTTTCGAGTTCGAAAGTGTAGCCATTACCCATGCTTGACCACTTGTGGTAACTCTTCCATTCGCCATCAAGGCGATACGAAGGGCTTCTCATAGCGGCAAGCACGGTGAGCCACGGTTCCGGCAACAATGCCAGAACTACCTCCTTTGATACAGTGTCGGAAGCGGATGCGAGATCAATAGTCGCATACTTACCAGTATACGACGAATAGGTTGCCAACGCTTGGTTCAGACCCTGGTAGTCTAGGTTCACCCCGAAGTGTTTGAGACGGTTACGAATGTAACGTCCCACCCCCTTCTGGAAGAAAATATTCCACCTTGGTTCGACGGCGATGGGCCTATCGGTCTTCGCACTCTTAGGAACAAATGTGACCGCGTTACCCCGAGACATCTCTAAATTGAGACGCCCCGTTTCGAGGTTCCCTACGAAAAGCCTTCCTATGGACGTTAGTTCACAGAAAGTGTTCAAGTAGGGGTAAGCCCCGAAGGTAACGCATCCTGGTGTTGACAATTTATTGTATGCGGAAGTCATTCCGCGCTCAGTAGAACCGTCTGCTCCAGGTCCGAAATCACAGAGCTCCGTCCACTTATACAAGTCATCACCGAGAACCTTACCGATTTTTCTTCGAGCAGAGTGAATTACCTGCTCCAAGTCGGGTTGAAGTTTTAGCTTCGACCGACGGTAGGCTCCCCAAGTGACGTTTGTTAAGCGACAAAGCTCCTCGGACTCTACGAACTTATCCTTGGCGACCTGGCGCTTGTCAAAGCTCGTCGGCAGCCACTTAGCTTTACTCAAAAGCTTCGTGGCCTGATGGGCCTTGAAGAAAGCGTCTGGGTCATTGAAATCCAAGGGGTTCAATCGTAGATTAGCGATTTCGTCCCACATCTTGTGCCGAAGCAATATTACTACTGCTAGGGCACGGGGACAATCGAGAGCGCGCAGGATAGCTTCTGCTACCTCAGCGTGACGATTGAGCTCGTGCTCTTTCATAAACTCTCCATTGGATGTGAGTTCGCTTGCTAAAGGCGAACCAAGCGGTTAAAGCGGTGATCTGTAAGGATCACATCAGATCCCTCCTCCTCTCGCATCAGTTTTAATGACGCAAGAAGGATAGGGTTCCTGAAAACCGCCATATGAACCCGATTTGCTGAGAGGAAACCCCTCAAGCATCTCAGGAACTTAGCTCGGAACTCCGAGTTCAAGTCGCTTTTCAACGACCTGAACGAGGAATATAGTCCAAGTAAGTATGGCGACAGCTCGTCAGCATCCACAACATCTAATATGTTGTGGAGAAATTCGAGACAGCCGGCGAAGAAGAAATGACGCCTCCATCGGCGACTACAGTGAATGCATTCAGCAGTCACTAAGAAGCTTTCGGAGACGTCGGAATCAACCTCGCTTACTGAAAAATCGAAAGTCTGACATTCCCCACAATTGGGACAGGTCGTGTTGTCTCGGACAAACATGATAAGTTCCTTTGCGGGAAAACCCGCTCAAATCTAGTGTAACTCAGTTACACGGGATGGACGAAGCTTTCCACAGCAGACGTAACCAGCGCATCGCCGAGAAGGTCGATCAACATCGCCTTCAAGTCTTTGCGATTCTGGAGTGACGCCCTGTTTGGGAAAACCATAACAAAGTCTCCGATACATTCGAAGGCTTTGGTGGCATAGGTCGCCCCATCCAATGTTTCCATGGACGGAAGAACCAATTTGCCGGTTACGCGGATCGTGCCGTTCGCATTTTCCTTGAGGGAAAGCGACGCCACGCCCGCTCCCGCCGGGACTCCCGAATTCGTCGTGTAATCCTTATAGACCGAAAGGTCTGGAGTACTGAACGACAAAGGGAAGGACCGGTTTACCGGAGTGCCCGCGGCATCCGTCAGAGTGAGAGTCGTCATGAAGTTTACCTTCGTGATTAGTTGATGAACCTTGACAAGCAGAATGCCTGACAAGGAGGATCAGCGCGTCTAGTAACTATACGAATCTGCTATGTTACCAGAGAACGCCTGTGACAGGAGGGACAACCCTTCTGCCATATGGGTCGGAGAGAAAGGATCTTTGAAGGTCGGCAAGGGAGGGAGAGGGAACGTATGTAGCACATTTCTGCGCATATAGAACCCTTCTCCGGACCCAGTACCCCCGGACCAGCTGGCAGTGTAACCGCCAGGTCTGGTCCCTTGAGTACGAACTAGCCGAGACCGCCAAGTCTGATGGTGTTTGAAGCAATAGGACCCTTTTACGAAAGAGAGTCCCAGAGCGTAATTCAAACCATTCAGAAACTGACCGACTGGTAGAAACCAATCGACCACGAATGACAGTGGGAGTAACTCCCATGCCAAACCGGCCGGATTGGTGATCCCCAGTTGGGATAGCGAGTGTAACAATCCTGTTCCACTTATGCTATAGTCTATAAATCCCTTTACAGAGACTTTCCTGCCTGAAGCGATGTACTCGATACTGGGGCCCCAGCCTGGATCCGCGTCGATGAAATGGCTCTTGTTAGGGAGCTTGACACCGACGTAATCCTGTGCTCGGACCACATTACCGTCATCACTGTAGGCCTGACGACAGATTTCAACACTGTTATAGACGTCCGAAAGCAGCGGCTTCCACCCATACATGAGTGCAAGATACTGCTCCGGAACCCCACCGACGAGCCGGGTAATTCGCCCGGCATCGCCTCGGCGTCCAGCACTGTTTGAGCCCCCTAATGCGGCGATAGCGCCCCCGACGTTTCCAGAGCGTAGATTTCTCATACAGCTCCCGATACGTCGAGTGACGTCACCGACCATATTAGCGGCCTGCTGCCGAGTATGAAACACCTCTCCCACGTGAAAGTTGTTGTATTGCAGCTGACCGATTAACTTCATCGTTAACCGGTTATTTGCTTCTACTTCAGCCTCACCAAGGGAAAAGTGTTCGTTATCAGCAGTAGGATCGTAACCCAAACCAAACAAATTGCCCCAATCGCCAGAAAAATGGTCAGCACCTGGCTGCACACCAGTTCCGGGGACCTTAGTCCCAGAAACGGTGAGCGGCTGCTGCTGCCACTGGCGCTTTGCACGGACATAGCCGTTTTCCTGTAGCACCTCCGGATACCCAGGAGAGCCACCGCCCACCGAGTCATCGTGGAAACTTCGGATGAAGCATCCATCGGTGCCCGGGAAGTTGTCGCCATCGCTGTTAGTATACGAATTGTGCACAGTAATCGATTGGTCCATGTCAATGGGGAATCCTGGACGTGACATGTAATCCTCCAATAAATTGACAGATTCATTCTGCCAACGAGTGAGCCAGGGCCGCTGGTCATCCAGCAATCCCCAGTAAACCTATGCGTTTATGCACGGGAGCCCACCCGAGGGCCTTTTCTCAAGCTTCTCCAAAGTAGTAGTGATATGCCGATGTTTTCTCATCGGCAATCACCGTCAGCACCATCCGCGTATAGTTTAAGTACGCGTTTTGGGCGCCAGCGATGTGTCACCACTACCAGGAGAAGCCCGCTACATCAGATCTTCCACGAGGGAAGCTAAGTGCGGCGGACATTGCTTTTGACGAAGCCAGCAAGAAAATTCGCACTTGATTGTCCAATCGGCTATAATCCAAGACGACGGTCCTATTAAAGAACCGTGCCTCTTCTTATGGTCCTTTTGGAACCAAGCGTAGAACTTGTCGAGTTGGCGGAAGTCATAATCAGTGATCTGCTCGCACATAGTATTAACCTCATGGTTGAATCGTTGTAGAGGGAGAAAGGGC